TGTAGGAACTGTCCAGCCTATCTTAATATCACTGGCTGTAGAGCTGTCGTACATAAGATAAAGCTCCATAAGATAGGTAGCACTGGCAACAGCAGGAAGAAACAGTTCATTGTCATTCTGCATCGCAGTAGAAGAGGTAACTGCTTCTCCCGCTGTTTTTATAGCGATAAGTGGTTGCATAGCATTAAGAGAGTCAGCGGTGATATCTTGACCAGCTAACCAGTTTGGGTAAATTGCCATGTATAAATCTCCTTATAGTGCGGTAATAGCGGGTTTGAATAGGCTTACAGTTTCTCCTGATGCATGTGTTTTCACTACACCGTTTACAGATCGGGTAACTGTGAAGGTCTGAGGAGAAGATGAACCTGAAACTGCGGTAACTGTCATTCTTTCTCCACTGACTATGATATCGAATGCTACTCCTGATGTAGTCCATAAAGCTGAACCAGAAGCGATAGTGACTGTTCTGCTGGTAGATGTTGTAGTCATCGTACCTGCAAGAGTAGTAGATGTAGAATCTGCTTTACTCTGTGTCGCAGAAGTGGCCGCAGCAGTATCAGTACCAATAGCATAACCTTCACCCGGAATTGTATTAAAGGTAATCATATGCTGGAATTGATCAAATACTTCTGAATAGCCGACAATCTGCTGAAGCATTTGGTCTGGCTGAATAGAAGCAGGCAAGTTACTGATACTAATACTATCTCCTATATCAGCAGAGTAAAATCTTGTTATCTTATCTGCTGTCGCACTTATACGAGCATTCTCCAGGGCGATAGTAAGCTGATTTACCTTGAGTTTATTCAGGGTCCCCAGAAATACTCTCCAAGATGCCTGGGACGCTGTTTGATCATCAGTATCTAAAGATAGATCAATTGAACTACTGTATCTTCCTATACCTGTAGGAGGACGGCTAACAGAAAGTCGTCCTGTTGTCTGTACATAACGAGAAGAAGAGCCATCTACTCTGTGTACTGTCAAGTCATTTACTACTCCCAGATTATCCTTTACAGGAAGGAAAGTACCTGATAAATCAGCAGTAGCATAATTCAATGACAGTATAGCGGGAGCATTATACATAGACTTCAGCGTTCGGTATCCAAGCCCTAGGATATTTCTTGGCTCATAAACAAAACCTCCATCAGATTTCTGACTGTCTCGTACACTGTCCATCAGGGTTGATACATGTTGGACACCTAATGCGACCCCATTATCTCCAATAGAATAAGGAACCATATCTGCTTGCTGAACTATTCTTTTAGCTCTTGCAGCACTGAGTTCCCCTGGTGTTCCCAATAGAGCATCAAAAGGTGGAATATAGTCATAGCCGGACCCATAAGGGTAAGTATCTGAACTTGTACCATCAAAGACAGCCACATGTCCCATATAAACGCCATCCATAGTCCCATTAGGATTAAGAATGATAGATGTTAATTTACCAACGTTACCAGAAGTAGCCATAGAGAAAAGACTTATATTAGTAGCTATTCCAGCAGAGATATTCTCTTCATACAGTTCAATAGTGCCATTAGTAGTCCATGCGAATAGCGAATATCTATTGTGAGGGCTTGAGAAGGTATGAGAAGTAAAGGCACCTGATGTATGGATCAGTGTGTGGTTTACATCATAAGTATTAAGAGTCATCTGATTAGTACCAGAATAGACTAACTCGATAATCTTATCTGCTCCCGTAGTAATAAATCTTGCTATTACAGCACCATTAGTTATTCCTGAAGGTGGATATAGAAGAAACTCTACAGCGAATGAACCAGAATTAGGTGCGTTTACTGGAAAAGTAATAGATGAAGATGCCTTTAGATTAATGATTGCCTTTGAAGAGTCAAAACTGTCATTATCAGCAAAAGTAGGTACACCTTTTACTTTTCCTGGCGTTCCCAGTGTCAGGCCAGAAGCCACCTGCAAAGCAGCAGTCTCATCCTCTAAAGGCCAATAACCTATAGGATAAAAAGGTCCTTGACTACCAAAGTTAGAATAAGGACCTGGACTAGTCTGATATATACCTTCAGGATTAGTATAGAAACGATATAGTGCAGAAGATACAGGATTATCTCCTTGTTGTTCTCTTTGAAGAACTCCAGAAGATTCAATATCTACCCAAGCCTCATTATTACTTGTATCTTTAGTCTGTGGCCAAGCTGTTATTTCTCCATGATGACGATATCTTCTATTTGAACATACCGCATTGTTATAGCCAATCCATAGATTACCCGCAGCGTCAGTAAAGGAATAACTTCCTGTAGTTTGTGCTGTGAAATCTGGATTAGCCAGGGCGCTACCTGCTATACCGTTAAGTAGTTGTGCCGCATAAACTCTACCAGTAAAAGTACCAGGTTGAGGACTACTGTTGGCTGCCTCTTGATCATATACAAAAGCAGTATCTAGTAAAGGCTCAGTAGCTCCAATAGTAAGAGCACTGTCTGAGAAGTTAATAGTAGTAACGCCAGATGTTATAACAGAAGTTCCTAGTTGTGTCCAAGAACCAGAAATAGTATCTGATGTATAAAATGCGACAGTATTTCCAGAAGCGCCATTATTAATATCAAGAGTTACACGAATAGCCTGACGAATATTAGAAGGAACAACAGAAGTAGCTTTAATATTATGGGTAAGATTAAGTCCTCCTACATTTTCCATCCAGTACAGGTGTGGAATACCTTCTGAATCTAAATAGAATATCCAGGAACTTAAAGTATTTCCAGGACCGCCAAGAGGCACAATATTATGCTTAGCCATAAGTACCTGTGATTGTTTCCATGTCTCTGGTTCACAATCAACACGTACATCCAGATCGCCTGTTACATTCATAGCACTTGTACTAAGAGCACGGAATCTGTCTACTGGACGACTAGCACTTTTCTTCTGGTCATCATATCCTGGAGTAACCATAGCTACAGTACCGTATGCCTTAGAAATACGGCATTGAGTATTGTAGTTTAAATAACCATAATAAGAGCTATTAGGATTCTCAGTAGAGTAATTTCCTGATCTGTTATCCAGAGTAAAAGTAGCAGTAGAAGGATTGACCTGACCTCCCTGAGTATCTGTACCTCTGGTAATAGCTACTGACTGGTCATAACGTACATCATTAGTTACATCAGTCCAGGTTCCATTGATATTCATTTCTACAGCAATACCTGTAGAAGCCCAGCTTTCATTAGTAGGTACAACATCTGCCATTGCTACAACCCACTGAGTACTAGCAGTAATCGAGTTAGTCATATCAATAGAAGGATAAGTAATACTGGCTCCAGCAGTTACAGTGGCATTACTTCTATAACCTGCCATTCCTCTTACTATAGTAGAACCGGTATTGAATTGTCCTACATCAAATAGCTCAGTAAAACTTCCCGCAGCAGTACCTGTATCAATAGTAGTATCTGTCCATACTAGAATATGGTATCCCAGAGCTGTACGAGACGGTACTATATTAGTTCCAAAAGATGGGTCAATAGAACCGTTGTCAGCCCAAAACCACGTATCAATACCTGCTGTACCAGAGAATGTAGTAATAGACCCTGAACATGAAGTAGCACCACCAGAGAAGGAAACCACATAATTGGCTCCTTCTGAGGCGGCTTTCTTCATATATAGGCTAGAAGAGATACCTGAACCAGTTACTACAGCGGATTCTAATAATATCCATCCGGCAGGAGCAGTAACAACCGCTGCTTCCGCTGCATTGGTAACTAGTACCATGTAGTCTCCGTCAACTGTTCCTGAAGGCTTTGTGATGGTAATAGATGATGCTGAAGTAGTAGCGGGATTTGTCGCAGTGGCTGTTGATCTGTATGCAACCATTATCTCTCCTAGGTTCCTAGTACGAACTGGACGTTTCCGCCCCTTACTCTAACAATACGCTTAAATACATTAAGAAATGCTTTATCCATGTCACTTCCACGGGAATCAATAGTCAGAGTAATATTTGCTCCGCCATTTCCTTGTTGAGAAGCCCATCTCTGAGAATCAGGATTACTTCTGACATGGCTTCCAGCAGGAAGCTTGACAATCTCTGGTCCGTGTTCTCCTACAAGGACATTACCTGTACGTAATCCTCCACTGGCAGCAGCACCTACTACACCTCCATGAGCGAATCCTAGAGCCTTAAGCAAGGAACTTCCAGCACCTTTCAGAGCATCTACACTGATGCTTACTGTCTTTCCTACAAGATGAGTGATCTTGTTTATAAGATTCTGTACAGACCTTATCGCATTAGTAACACCAGATACTCCGATCTTTATTGTCTTACCAGTAAAGCGTCTTACCAAATCGATAATATTCTTTATCCAGCGTACAACTGCTTCGGCTCCTGACTGATTCAGCTTGATAGTCTTACCTACGATATTTCTTATCCACTTGATTACGTTCTTTACCGAACTGATAATAGTATTGATATAACCTACAACCAAAGTCTTTACTTTACTCCAGTTAGCAGCGATAAACATTACCGCACCAATAGGTCCAAGTAGTAATGTCAAGGCGCCAAACTTTCCACGAAGGAAGGTTACTACAGAATTGAAGGTGGACTTAATACCATTCCATACAGTATTCCAGGCAGATTGAATAGCATGAACAGTAGCAGTGAATACGACTTTGATTCCTGACCATGCTGCCTTCCATATTGTTTGGAACCATGTAGTCTTTGTTGCAATCAGCACTACAGCCGCTACTAGAAGCGCAATGGCCCCTACTACCAAAGTCCAGCCAGAGGCCGCTAGAAGGGCATCTGTGACCGTCATGACACCATTCCAGATCGTCTGCGCGATAGTCCATAGTCTAAGAGCAGCTACGATACCTAACAGAGTAGGTACAAGTATCTTCAATACTGACATAGGAATAGAGTTCAATACGTTGGCTAATATTTCCAGTACCTTTAACTGTAATCCTGCAAGAGGACCAGCAGCTACGATAAACTTTCCTACCGCCTCAGCAATATTCTGGAACATCTTAGCTAATCCTGGACCTTCTTTCTGGCCAGTCTTTATAAAGTTCTGGAAGCCAGATCCCATAACCCATCCGGCTATTACCTTTGATAGTAACTGAACACCTTTGATTACGTTATGTAAAGCTCCCGCAGCAAAACTAGAGAACTGCTTTACTAATGTCTTAAATTTATCTGTCTTGGAAAAGGATTCAAAACGTACAGATAATCCTAGTAATTCCTTGGATACAGCTTGTACCAAAGGAGTAAGTAAAGGAAGAATATTCTTCATAGCATTAAGACCGTGTGTGAATATCGGCATAGTACTACTAGATAGACTATCTGACCATGCGAAGAAAGAACTCTTCAAACCTTCAAATGATTTAGCAGTTGCACGGGTAGCAGGAGTAAGTGAATCCATCTGGGCTTTCAGCTTATCCTGTGCTGAAGTAGCCTGCTTAGAATTCTTGCCAAAATTTACTACGGCCTTATTATAAGCATCCTGAGCAGTTGCTACTCCTTTAATATTACCGATCTGAGGAGCTACAGCAGCACCAAATACACCTAATGCTGCCCCAGCACCAGCTACCTCTATACCTAGAGCTGCTATAGCCGCTGTTGCAGGAACTATAGCTCCTCCTAGAAGTTGAGTAAACCCACGGCCGATATTGCCCAGCTCTTTGTCTGCGAGGTTTCTTACTCGCACACTTATGGTTACGTCATTACCAGCCATGGATACTACTCCGTTTCTTTATCTTCGAATGAACCAGCTAATTCACATATAGTTACGTATTGAAGAAGCTGAGCATCCTCTTCATGTAATTGAGCAGGCAGACAAGAGAACATCTTGCACATACCTATCATCAGCTCAGCTTCTTTTAATTCATACGGTTTTGTTACAATGTTTCCGTAGGAATCCACGCCACCTGGGATAGCTCGCCATTGTTCGAGTCTTGCTCTAAAGGGGCAGATACACCAGCAACAGCGGTTGCCCATGCTTCTACAATTCCTCTGAGCAAAGACAGATCAAGTAAATCAAGGGCTTCCTTATCCAATACTGTAAGAGAACCATCGTCCTCTTCCATATTCCAGTCAATTAAATGTTCGATAAGTATATCGACAAGTTGGGGAATAGCATTGATAGATTCTTCTTGTAGCTTACTGATTTTCATAATAGTTTTTACTGAAGGGGCCTTGGCATTAATCTCAAGACCTTCATACTCATCTTCAAATACAAGGTTAATAATTCTTGTAGGCTTTTTGAAACCCATGATATCTCTCCTAGAAATATGATTGCTTATGACCAAGTAGGTACTGTACCGTCTGACAGAACACCAGTTGTTGTCCAGGTGAACTCACCAGATGAGGCACGTGTTAATGCGTAATCTGTATAGACACATTCATTAGCCAGTGTCTGAGAAGCAATACCAATTGAAGTAGTTCGGTTTACCGAAGTAGAAGGTACTGTCTTTAATACAGAGTGAGAAGTTGCTGTGTTGAATACTCCGTTAAGAGTAATACTGAAATCAGCAAGTAATAGCAAGCGCTCGAAAGCAGACTTGTCAATACCTGTGATATCTTGTGTGGCTCTTGGGGTAGCGAAGTTAAGGTCAGTACAGTCGTTACGAATATCGACAGGAGTACCACCAGAGTTGTCTACAGACATTGTTGTCCAGCCCAAGCCGGAAATCTTTGCCATGGATTACACCTTTCATTAAGCTCGTTCTTGAGCTGTTCTTATATTATCTAGATTCTCAGCGAAATCTTCCACCCAGAATTCCGGCTTAGTGTGAATTCGCTTTGTCCCTAATGGATTACCTCTTTGATCTCCACCACGAACGTAGTAGATTTCTGGCTTTCCTATAGGAAGCTTATGTTGTGAAGCCTTGAAACAGGGTTGTCCTGCTGGAAATACTAGCCAGTTCTCTCCTTCAGCTACATGAAGTTCTGTATAAGAACGTCCACTATGAGTAGCTGTATGAAGCATCTGGGGATTAAGAGCATCCTTTCGGACACGCCATCCATTGAGAAAGTCTGGACAGTTTACTTCTTCACAGGAAGCTTTTCTGAAGTGTGTTGCCAAGGGTGCTGTTATTGAATAAGTTTGCATATATTGCGTATCAATTGGCATTTTCTCTCCTAAGAAAATTAAAATACGGTAGTTACATCATTCTTTACTAAGTTTACCGCAAATATAGCTGAGGAGAATCCACCAGTTGTTGTAGTTACCACTCTTACATATCTACGAATAGTAGCTGTAGAAGTAAGGGCAACTCTAGAAGCAGTTACAGCAGCAAGAGAACCAAAGGTAAAGCTTGTGACATCAGCGAAAGAAGAGTTGTCAGCAGAATCCTGAATCTTGATAGTTACATCTGTGCCTGTGAAGGAAGTTAGATGCAGATATGCCTGACCACCAAAGGAAGCTGATGCAAGAGTATCCAGAGATGTACCATTGGTTGCCGCAGTATCTGTACGTAAACCTGCTGTAAGTTGCTGTCCCCATTCAAGACCATAACCATTGGCTACAGTATTAATACCTGCGGTAAGGGCACCATCAGTTCCTCTTGTAATATCGTAATTCAATTGCTTGGCAACACAGGAAGCCATAGGATTACCGATTACTTGTCCATGCAGATAAGAGACAACTACATCTGTTGTTGGCAGAGTCTTGAATACGCTATGGGCTTTTGTAGCAGCATCATTGAAATAAGATATGAATTCAATAGCTCCATCTCTTAATCCGCCGATTCTCTCAAAAGCGAATTTATCTATACCAGTAACATCTAAAGTAGCTGGTCCTCCACTAATTTTACCGACTGAGTTGATATCTCCTGAAACATTAGAAGTTCCTACATAGAGATTATCCCCAAGTCCTGACTCTTTAGCCATGATTAATTCCTTACTCTGATTCAGTCCATAGATCATCAGAAACTATGGGAAGGGAAATTGTTATTAGACGAAATTGCGTGCCATTGATAGTAACGTAACCCGCATTAAAAGATATATTCATAAGATCAATATAACTCACTGCGTTTCCTAATGAGAAATCTCCTGAGTAAGCAGTCATTAATCCATCAAAGGCATCCATAATATCTATGTCTATACCATCTTGGGGTTGCTGGAGCGTATTGGTAAACAGACGGATATTAAAAGATAATGAGGCACTTACTATATCGAGGCCACTTCTATTAGGAAGAACAGCTCCACTACCCAGCCAGATAGCACAAGTAATTCCTGTACCTGTTACCTCTAAAGGTTCGTGGGCAAGAACATCTTCAAAGTATCCGGTAGATAATGCGTGAGATACAAGAGCATCCTGAATTGCCTTGGTATTGAGTGTCATGATTACTCCATTCTGCTAATGTATCGGGGAAGTATTTCTTCTGCTATAGATACTGCTTCTTCTTGCAGTTTCGTAGCTACTTCTTCTGCATTGTGATATCCACGGAATCTGGTTACTGGAGCATTACGAGAACCTGTACCTTCTAGCCAGGGACCATAAACTACTCCACCATCTGTTATTACGTGACTACCTCTGTCCATTGTCACACGAATTCTAGATGTATAAGCGCCTGTTTCATGTTTGAATGATCTATGATCAGCGGCTACTAATGCTTCTTTTCCTCTATCGGCTATTTCTTTCTCTGCCGCATCTACGAAATCATCAATAGCCATATTAGCTCTGCCATCAAATACTGGACCTGACTTATGGATATCTACATCAGCCATTTAAACCGCCAGCTTACGTGTCTTACGTCCATAGGTATTCTCTACTCTCTGACGTAAATCAGAAAGACCTTTTCCATACGATTCTCTTTGGTTATCCCCGGAACCTACTACTCTTGCATAACCTGATCTACTCTGTAGTAAGTTATTTACCGCCTCTGCCAGAGTCAGTTCTCTTACAGGTGAAGGAATTACTAAAACACTTACTGAAGCGGCAGTTAGATGTGAAGCCGCTGTAGTGCCCAGAGAGCCCCTGGAAACTGTCAGAGTACGTAGAGCATAGATGTCTGCGTTAAGGGCGTGAGCAGCCAATACAGAGCCATCTACGGCCCTCTCTACGGTAACTGTAGAACCGGCTGCGTCTACGATCAGCATTCTTTCTGAATCAATGAGGATAATCTCTCCTACATTCAAGGCTCCTGGTGTAAGTCCTGTAATAGATACAGCAGACTTTGATAGTGCTAGAGCAGAAGTATTCTGAGCAGTATCCAGCATAGATTTATCTGTTACTACCATGTATTCGCTGCCGACTTTTATCGTATCTCCTACTCCTATTAATCCTGAGTTATTGATATCAATACCAGTTTCAGTAGTATCAAGATCCTCAGCCAGAGTAGTAACTACTTGAAGATCCTCTCGGTAACCCCATAGTCCCTGAATTACTGTCTGTCGCTGATAAGTAGATGTAGCATTGAATGCTGATGTGGAAGCTAGATTGATTTCAATACGGTTATAGGGTGGGCCTACATTTACTGGCTCTGTGTAATAAGCGGAAGGATCAATAGTAATTCCTCCTGATACCACAGAAGTAGCTGAGATAAGTTCAGCCGGTTCATCAAACCATAAACGATAACTACGAGAATACTTATGACTGGGAAAGTCGAAATACTTTGTAGCTATAGTCGGATAGAAAATACGATTAAGCCATTGTTCTACTGTACGGGAAGCAGTTTCTATTACTCTGTCCACTGCTTTATTGTTATAGGCACTTTCCTTTGAGTCCAGAGCCTCACGGACATCTTCACGTGTGCAATACCAAACCATTATGTCTCCTAGATTAATTAACGAACGTAACTATCATAATTATATCTCCAGCCATCCCATGGGCAGAATATAATTCCGTCGAAACCTTCTTGGAGAGGAGTTCCATCATTGGGACAACAAGGAGGAATACGAGTAGCGAAATAGTCATCAAGATCAACTGATTCCTGAATAATAGCGATCATATCCCAATAACCCATTGTAATCTCCTTAATAAGTAAAGGCCGTACCGCATTTGATTACGATACGGCCTTTAGCAATTGAATTATGCAGCTACGAGAACTGCTCCGGCTGTAAGAGGAATCCAGCATGCATTAATAGTGAATGCACCGTTTACAGATGCGGCACCGATAATGTTGATGGTTCCTGTAGTAGCAATGGCATTAAGATTAACTCTGCCTCCACGAAGGAACTTAGAAGCAGCAGTTGTACCGCTGTCAAGTCCTACAGTAGTTCCGGCAGTGGTGTCAGTTGTACCTAGGTCAGTGGCAGTCACAAGAGTCTGTGTGTCACCTGTAGTAGGAACAAGGTTAACGGCTACAGTTCCGCTGTCAGTAGTGATAGAAGTTGTAACCTTTAGCCATAGGGCCGTGATTAGTACTTCTCCACCAGTAACAGTAAAAGCTGCAACAGTTGTAGGGCTGGCACCTGATGCCTTGGATACTGGTCCTTGGCCTAATGCGATTTGTCTTAGCTGGTCTCCCTGAATGATTACAGACATATTAAGCTCCTTATACAATCACAGATGGAAGGTTAGCAGGAGTACGCATTGTAGATAGATCATGAAGAATAGCAGTTACAGTACCTGTAGAAGTAGACGCACAGTTAAGGAACGTCTTTCCATCAGATAATTGATCTGCACGAACAGTAAATGCTACACAGTCAGCAGAAGCTACATAAGCAGATCCGGCAGCCTGAGTAACCTTTGTCCATGCTCCACCAACACCATTGGATGTGTATACATCAGTAATCTTGGCAAGAGTAGCAGTTGTACCTCCACCAGCAGCGGTACCTTCGTTGATTGTGTAAGTGTCTCCACCTGACTTGTAACCTACGAATGTAACAGCTTCGGCATTCTTCATATTTACGTAAATAGCGTCAGCTACATTTACTACGTTAAGAACTCTTCCGAGTCCTGTTCCAGTTGCGCTCATTTGTTTCTCATTTCTTTGTCTTGTTAGTAATGGGGTTTATTGCATTACTAGCAAAGAAGGGATAAGGGTTTGAATGCTTATCCCTTCTCGACTAATTTTAGCGGGCACCTAGAAGAACAACTGGAGAAAGTGTTGATCCATTGTTCTTAGGTGTAAGGGCTGAGTTAAGCCATAGCTTTCCATCTACACGCTCTACGATCTTGTAAGCTGTAAGATCATTTTGGAACTTGAAGTGCTGAGAAGAAGTAGCTGTCATAGCTTGACGGTCACCAATTAGGTAATAGCTCATATCTACGAATGCAACGTCACCAGCAGAGCTAAGTGCAGGAGCCTTCTCAGAGATAATTACTGGGCGTCCTAGAATTGTCATAGGAGGACCCTGAATACCACTGCTCAACCAAACAGGTGCTCCACCAGTACCAACGGATAGAGCCATTGTTGCAAGCTCAGGGAAGGCAGCAGGAGGAACAACCCATACAGCACGGTTAAGTGAGCTAGGAAGCATACGAGAATACATCTTTACAATGTTCTCCCATACGATTGTATTTGCTAGCTGACCAGATTCCTTTGTTACAGTAACAGCGGCTGCTGCATTCTGGTAACCTTCTGGCTGACCTACACCATTACCATTCATGAATGCGTCATCCTCATAGAAGGCAATTGCCTGTGGGAATGCAAGATTAATGAATGACTCGAAAGCAATACCATCGGCTAATAGCTCGTTTGGTACTTCAGTATAAGTAGTTAACTTGTGAACATTAAGTCTCTTGCTAGCAAATGTAGCGTTAGAGATAGTAAGTGCTCCAGCTTCCTCAGTCCAGTAACCTACGATTCCACCCTTTACGCTGGAAACGTGGCTTGTCTCATCTACAGAAGGAACTAGAGTAGAAGAACTTGACATAGGGATTACTGTGGCACGACCACGAACAACACTGTCTTCTAGAGATAGCTGAAGAATGTCAGAACGCATTGTCTCAGGGATTACGAAACCACCTGAAGCTCCATCGTTAGAGCTGAATGCGTTATTGATTCCACGTAGGCGATCCATCTGTGCATCGTGTGCAGCAGTACGAGGAGCATTGTGATGAATTGTCTGGAAGAAATCTGCGATTCCCTCAAACTCATCCTCAATTCCCTTTTGGGCACCAACAGCGGCTGCGTTGTATACAGCAGTATTCTTGCCCTTTCCAGGAGTGTAGTTAAGATTGGCCTTAGTTGTCTTCTGCTCATTGTTGCGCATAAAGTCAAATAGCTCAGACTGAACTTGAGCCTTTACTTGTCCAGCAATGTCAGTGTCACGCTTAGCAACATTAGTAGCATAAGCCTTTACGACTTCACCCATCTGACCATTCTTGACAATTTCAGTCATCTTAGTGCCATCTGTAAGAAGCTCTTCCAGCTCAGCACCATTTGTTGGGATATTTAGGTTAGGCATTGAAAACCTCTTTCAGTGCATTAATTAGGGATACGGTATCGAATGTGTCCGAGATTTGTATCCCGAACTTTTTAGCTGCTGCTTTTATCTTACTCTTAATTTCATTAAGTTGTGTAGAAGTATAAGAATTAGCATTCTTTTCTTGATTAATGTAAGACCAAGCAGCTTTTACATGCTCCTCAGTGTCAATAGGATATCTTTTCTGACTATCCGCTTGATAACCAGGATCAGCATATTCTACTGGACCATAAGGTTCTTTAGTAGCATCAATTACTGGTTCAGGTGCGAACTTTCTTCCTGCGTAATTAAAGATTTGTAGATCAGCTACATTACGTGCTGCTTTACGGTTTGACTGGACTACTTCATCTGCAAGACCGGCAGATACAGCTTCTTCTGCGCTAAACCATGTTTCTCTTTGCATAGCGTTACGCCAAGTAGTTATATCTCCACCAGCTCTTTCAGCATAAACAGAGGCGATGTTATTAGAGGCACGATTCAGAGTATCAACCATATTGGAAAGCTCTGCTGCATTACCTGCCATTTGTACATGACCATCATGAATCATAAGCTCTGCATTCTTAGCCATCTTTATATTGTCACCAGCCATAGCGATAACAGAGGCAATTGATGCTGCTATATGGTCTACATATACATTTACTTCTGCCGGATGATCCTTCAATGCCTGGTAAATAGCAAAGCCTTGAAATACTTCACCACCAAGAGAATTGATATGTACATCTATTTCATTACTCTTTATCGCATTGAGTTCATCAACGAAATTCTTTGCCGATACACCATAACCTCCGACTTCATCGTACAAATACAATGTGGCAGGTGCGTCAGCCTTGTTCTCAATTGTGTACCAAGACTTCATAATTAACCTCCGAGATTCGGATTAGTAGGAGGAGGTGTCGGATTGGGAACTGGTACAGGCTTTGTATGGGTAACAGGGGGTAATTGAACTGCTTCAAGTACGCCTATGGGATCATATCCCGCATCTACCAGCATCTTTGCTGCTGTTGCTTTCTGTAAGAAAGACTTATCTTCTACTTCTTTGTCTTCAGGTTCAGGAGAATCATAATCGAATTCTATTCCGTCTCCTGATACACCGAATAGTGGAAGAAGATCATTATTAAGAGCTTGCTTAATACGTTCAAGTCGTGGCTTCAATAGAGAACGCGCATACATTCTTTCTGATGCGTCGGCAGTTGCTCTATTAACATCGGTAACATCTCCTAATTTGAACTTAGGCATACCGAATGCTTCACGTATAACAGTAGAAGATACGTCTCTTAATTCTGCGAATTGCATATCACGCATAGAGATAGTAGTGGGAATCCATTTACCATTCTCAATTACGGATACTCTGTGTGCGTTATTAACGCCTTTATGCTGTTCTTGCCAACGAGTAACTAATTGCTTAAAGTCCTCATCTGATAACTTTTCAGGTACTTCAATAATTCCACCTGGATTAGCTGAGTTTCTAAAGAAGTTACGATTCCATTCAGCAGCATACTTAGCACTGTCAAGATCAGTAAGAATAGATTGT